GGGGGCGGACGCGACCTTCTGCAACTGGACCTTTGGGAGGTCTCCATCGTGACCTTCCCCATGCTCCCCCAGGCGAGGCTGCGCGTGCTGCCCGGCCTGACGGAGACCGCCTCCGCATTCGCGGCGACCTGACCTGACCCTCACATTTGAAAGGATCCCCATGACCCGGGAGACCAAGATGGCCGCGCCGTCCACCGAGGCGCGTGCGGCGATGCATGACCTGCTTGCAGCGTTTGAAAGCTTCAAGGACGCCAATGACCGCCGCCTGAGCGAGATCGAGTCCAGGAAGTCGGCTGACCCGCTCATCGAGGAAAAAGTGAGCCGGATCGACCAGGCGCTCACCACCACCAAGGCCCGCCTTGATCGCCTCACCATCGAAGCGAACCGCCCCGATCTGGGCGCCGATGAGGGCAAGAGCGCGGCGAAGACGGCCTGGTCGGGCTTTCTGCGCACCGGCGAGGCCGCGCGCCTTGTGGAAGGCAAGGCGCTGAGCACCGGGACCGGGTCCGACGGCGGCCATGTGGCCCCGGCCGAGACCGAAGCCCTGATCGAGCGGCTGATCCGCGAGGTCTCGCCGATCCGCCAGATCGCCACGGTGAAACAGACCACCAGCCACACCTTCAAGAAGCCGGTGAGTGTGGGCGGCGCCACGTCCGGCTGGGTGGCCGAAACTGCGCCGCGGCCTGAGACCAATACTTCCTCGCTGGAGCTTGTGGAGTTTCCCACCGCCGAGCTCTACGCCATGCCGGCCGCGACGCCCGCGATCCTGGACGACGCGCTGGTGGATATCGACCAGTGGCTCGCCGAGGAGGTGCGCGACACCTTCGCCGAGGCCGAGGGCCGCGCCTTCGTCACCGGCTCGGGGATCAACCGGCCCAAGGGCTTTTTGAGCTATGACACGGCAGCCGAAGGGACGGAGGCCTGGGGCGAGCTGGGCTATGTGGCCACCGGCGTCGACGGCGATTTCGCCGCCAGCGATCCCGGCGATGTGCTCATCGATCTGATCTATGCGCCCAGGACCGGCTACCGCACCAATGGCCGGTTCGTGATGAACAAGTCCACGGTCTCGGCCGTGCGCAAGTTCAAGGACGCCGACGGCCATTACATCTGGCAGCCCTCCATGACCGCCGGCCAGCCGGCCACCCTCATGGGCTATGCGGTCACCGAGGCCGAGGACATGCCCGATATCGGGTCGGACAGCTTTTCGATCGCTTTTGGTGATTTCGAGCGCGGCTATCTGGTGGTGGACCGCCAGGGCGTGCAGGTGCTGCGCGATCCCTATTCGGCCAAGCCCTATGTTCTGTTCTACACCACCCGCCGTGTCGGCGGGGGCGTGCAGGATTTCAACGCCATCAAGCTGTTGAAGTTCGGCGTCTCGTAAAGCGGCGGTCTTCCCCCCGCCGCCGCCTGGCAAAGCGCCCCGGCCTCAGTGATGAGCCGGGGCGCTTTGCATTCTTACTCATTTTCATGAGGGCCCCATGACCCTGCATCTCCTGTCTCCGCCTGTGGTGGAGCCTGTCGGGCTGGCTGACGCCAAAACCTGGCTGCGCGTCGGCCATGACGAGGAAGACGCGCTCATCGCCGACCTTCTCAAGAGCGCGGCGGCGCGCGTCGAACTGGACACCGGGCTGGCGCTCATCGCCCGCAGCTACCGGGAGACGCTGGACGCCTGGCCGGAGCGGCGGCTGTCGGCCTACGGCCAGGCCTTCAGCGTGGCGCGCGGCCCGCTGATCAGCGTGGAGGCGGTGAGAATTTATGCCCGCGACGGCGACGCCACGCTCTGGAATCCGGCCGAATACCACGCCGAAACCGGCGAGCCGGGGCGCATCGTGGCGGTCTATCCTTTTTCATTGCCGTGTCCGGGGCGCGCGGCAGGCGGGATCGAGATTGAGTTCACTTCCGGCTTCGGCGTCGACCCCGGCGATGTGCCCGCCCCGTTGAAAGAGGCGATGCTGCGCCTGGCCGCCCGGAGCTATGCCACCGCCGAGCCGGCCGAAAGCGCACGGCGCGGCGAGGCGGATTTGCCTGAGGACGTGGAGGCGCTCCTGCGTCCCTGGCGCCGGGTGCGATTGTGAGCGCGGAAGCGGCGTTTTCCGCCGCTGTCATAGCCGCGCTGAAAGCCGATGCGGGCGTGCGCGCCGCCCTGGGAGATCCGGCCCGCGTCCATGACCGGGCGCCGCGCGGCGCGGCGTTTCCCTACGCGTCGCTGGGGCGCAGCGAGAGCGAGCCGCTGGACGCTGGCGGGCTCGATCTCATCGATCACCGGCTGACCCTGCATGTGTGGGGCCGCCGCGATGATCGCGACGCGGTGAAGCGCGCCCTGAGCGTGGCTCGCGCCGCCCTCCACCAGACCGATCTGACGCTGGCGGCGCCCTATGGCTGCACGCTCTGCCGCGTCGTCTACGCCGACCTGTTCACCGGCCCCGACGGCGCGACACTGCACGGGGTGCTGCGGGTGAGGGGATTGATCGAGAAAGGACTTCAGACATGACCGCACAAGCTGGCAAGGACATCTTGCTGATGATTGGCGACGGGCAGGCGAGCGAGAGTTTCGCCGCCGTCGCCGGGCTTCGCGCCAAGACCATTTCGCTGAATGCACGCCCCGTGGACGTGACCCATGCCGACAGTCCGGGCCGCTGGCGCGAGCTGATCGAGGGGGCGGGCCTGCGCTCGGCCAGCGTTACGGGATCAGGGATTTTCGTGGACAGCGCCGCAGACGAGACCGTGCGCGGCGTGTTCTTTGATCAGATAAGGCGCAGCTGGCGCCTGGTGATCCCCGATTTTGGAACGCTGGAGGGGCCGTTTCTGGTCACTGCGCTGGAATACTCCGGGCGCCATGACGGGGAGGCGGCCTATTCGCTTTCGCTGGCCTCGGCCGGCCAGGTGAGCTTCACGCCGGACTAGCGGATTTTAGAACCGCAGAACCGGGCGCCACTTCTGCATGGGGCGCTCTAGTCGCGGCGCAGCTGGGTGTCGGCGAGCTCGTTCAGGCAGGCCCGGCGTGCATCCACGTGCAGGATCTCATGGCACTCGGCTTCGGCCCGCTCGTCATAGGCGTCCTGGGCGAACGAGGCGCAGCCGGCCAGCGGCAACGCCGCGAGGATGAGAACAAGCGCAAGGCGCATGGCGAGTCTCCCTTTTCTCGACGGGCACATTGGCGCGCAGCGCCGCCGGAGGCAAGCGGCGCCACGGGCTCTTTGAGCGTGCGAGGCTGACTTCCCTGGAAGGATCATCATGACCAATCCCCAACGCGGCGAGACGGCGATCCAGATCGCCGGGCGCGCCCATGTTCTGAGGCTGACTCTGGCCGCCCTCGCCGAAATCGAGGCGGGGCTGGCCTGTGACGGGCTGGAGGCGTTGTCAAAACGCCTGTCCCGGCTGGACGCCGGCGCGCTCCAGATCGTGCTGGCGGCGCTTTTGCGCGGCGGCGGCGCGCAGGAGTGCGAAACGCTTGCTGGCGAGGCCGACGCACGCAGCGCGGCCCGGGCGGTGGCGGCGTGCTTCAAGGCGAATCTCGCATGAGTGAGCCCTGGCGAAGCTGGCTTGCGGCGGCGGTGCTGCGCTTTGGCCTGACGCCGGAGGCGTTCTGGGCGCTGACCCTGGCTGAATGGCGCGCCCTGACCCTCGCCGCCGCCTCGCCCGCCCTTCGCCCCATGAGCCGGGCTGACCTTGATGCGCTGCTGGCGCTGCGATCGGAGACTGAAGATGACCGGGGCTGAAAAGGACGCTGAACGCTTCGCTGCGCTGGCTGAAAAGAAACAGCGTTTAAAAGAGGTCGCGCAGGAAGGTGAGGAGAGCGCCGCGCTGATCAGCGAAGCGTTTCAGACCGCCGGCGCGGAAATCTCCGACGCGCTGGAGACCGCGGCGCGCACCGGCGAGTTGAACTTTCGCGACATGGCCGAAGCGATCTCGCAATCGCTGGCTTCGCTGTTTCTGGACCAGCTGGTGGTCGGCCCGCTGAACGGGCTCGCCGACCGGTTCGGCGCCGGGCTTGAGACCCTGATCCCGAATATTATCGGCCAGCGCGCCGAGGGCGGGCCGGTGCAGGCCGCCGGCGCCTATCTGGTGGGCGAGCGCGGCCCGGAAGTGTTCAGCCCCGGCGCGGCCGGCGCGATCTCGCCTATGGGTGCGGCGCCGGTGACCGTCATCATCCATGCCGGCGCGAACGCCGTCGACGACGTGCGCCGCAGTGAGCGCCAGATCGCCGCCGCCGTGGCGCGCGCGGCCCTGGCGGGAAGGAGCAGCCTGTGA